AACACAGCCCTTTATGCAGAATGGTGGTACTTTCTCAATGATTATGGAACTGTACCGTGCCCAAGATCCTGCTACATTACAGCGTAAATTTGAAGCTTTTGAAGAAAAATTACAACAGCAGGCTCAAGAAGCTGATAAGGCAAATCGTGAAGCTGAAGATGCTTATAGGGCTAGACAGGCTGAATTGGAAGCCGCTACTTTAGAATTACAGAAGTATAAAATAGATGCTGATAATGCTACTAAAGTTGAAGTAGCTAGAATTACTCATGAGGCTCCAGAAGAAGATCTGGACAATACTGATGAAGAAAAGTTGGCTATTGAAAAGAAAAAACTTGAAGAAACTATTAGAAAAAATAAGAGAGCTGAATCTCAAAAAGATACAGAATTACAGATTAAAAATAAAATAGCTAATAAAAGACCGGTAACAACTAAATGAAATATAGTTTACGTTATACCAACACTTTAATTTTTTTGTTAACTAAATAATTATTATATATATTTGTATAAACTAGCATAAACAGAGAAGAATATGACAAAAAAGGGAGCTTTTGACCAAAGTTTTAGCGACAGCGTAGATTTTGGTGACACAATGGACATCAATCAGATCTTAGATAATCTTCCTGCACTTGATGTAGATGATGATAATAGTGATGATGATGTTGACAACAAGAAGAAGAAGAATGATGATGATGACGATGTTTCTTTAGATATAAACAAAGTCCTAGATGCCCAGAATGCTGGGAATGATGATGATAATGACGGTGATGGTGATGATGATTCAGATGATACTGACGATGATAATAAAGATATAGATGGAAGCCCTGCTCCTGATAATATTAAATCGTCTTCTTCTGATGCTCCTTTTGCTGTTATTTTTGCTAGGGACTTGATGGAGCAGGGCCTTCTTTCTAATTTTGATGAAGAAGAATATCTTAAAGAAATTGAAGAACACGGACAAGCAAATGCTTTACGTAACCTAATAAGGACAGAAGTAGAAACTAATATTGAAGCCGCCAAGTCTGATTTAGATGAGGGCTATCAACAGTATTTAACTTTAGTTGGTAAGGGAGTTGATTCTGGTATGGCAGCCTCATTACTTACACTGCAGGAACGCTTTAATGGAATTGATGTAGAGGCTTTAGAAGATGAAGATTCTGTAGATTTAAGAAAATCTGTTCTTACGGATTATTATAGAATGACTACTCAACTGTCTGATTCTAAAATAGAAAAGCTTGTACAGAGAAGTATAGATTTAGGTGATGATGTAGCAGATGCTAAAGAAAATCTTGCAGTTATGCAGGATTTAGTAAATAAGCAGATAGAGGAAGAAAAAAAGACTGCTGAAAAAAATAAAGCATTACAAATTCAAGAAAATCAAAGGAGATTAGATTCTTTAAAAGATACTATTAATGCAATTAATGAAATTATTCCTGGACAGACTATTAACAAACAGACTAAGGTTAAATTATATGATTTAATCACTAAACCTATTGTTGATAAGGATGGCAGGACTACTAATGCATTATGGGCTAAAAGAGCTGAAGATCCTTCTACATTTGATGCAAAATTAGCTTATTTGGTAGAAACTGGATTTTTTGAAAAAGACAAACCTTGGACAAAAATAAAGTCAGTAAAAGTCAGTAAAGAAGCAAGTGCTTTAGAAGAAGCACTTAATAAGAAAAATAATACTGTTTCAAGAACAGGAAGATCTTTTGAGGGAGATGTTCATGATGACAATATTAAAGAAATAATAAAACAAACAAGATCAATTTTAAATAAATAGCATTTATAAAACTTTCTAAATAAATTATATATGAATAGAATTAGTGCTCTACAAATTGTAGACCAAAAACATTGGAGTGGTCTTACCAGAGAGAGTCATTTAGGATGGTTAGGAATGCAGGAACCAGAGATTATCAGTAAAGTTATGAATAGGTTGTATGAACTTAATATAGGTTCAGACAACATTGTTTCCTTTATTAATAATCTTCCTACTGAATACATTAACGATGATGTAGCCTATAGGTGGTTTCTACAGGGATCAGATGAAAGAAGTATACCTTTGGTTACTGCTTCATATGATACTACTAAAACTAATACCGTCACAGATGCAACTCAGGCAGGACTTGCTAGGGGAACATTCTACCTTTGGTTTAACGAAAGGTACTTTGAACCCACTTCACACATTGTTGGAAGAAAACCAGAAGTATATCAACTCAGAGTTATTGCTGAACCTGTAAAGATTGGTGATCTTTGGAGATATCAGGTACAACTCTTTACAGGAGATGATACCCTTTGGGTTCCAGCAGAAGAACTAGCCGCAGGTACTTTATTCTCTGAACTATATGGATTAGTTGAACAGGAACTTTCTAAAAGAGGTACTTCTGTCCACCATACTGCTCCTTATCAGTTAGAGAACGTTACATCCATGATTCGTAAGAATTATGATGTTCCTGGTAATATGATCAGCAAAGGTAAAAATAAACCTTTAGCTTATGCTTTCATTGACCAGAACGGTAAAATGCAGACCAGGTGGCTTGATAAATTAGGATGGGATTTCTATACTCAGTTTGAGAGGGATAAGGCTCGTCTTATTATGTACGGTAAATCAAATAAATTAGCTGATGGTAGCTTTGGTCATACTGGAGAATCTGGTAACGTATTACGTGCTGGTTATGGTATGTACGAGCAGATGGAATATGGTAACATACTTTCATACAGTACATTCTCTCTTGATATGCTTACTGACTTCGCTATGGATATGTCATATGGTAAAATTCCTGAAGACAAACGTGAATTCGTACTTTCTACTGGAGAGTATGGCGCATATCAGTTCCATAAGGATGCAGTAAACAAAGCTTCTGGCTTTACTTATTTACAGACCGACAACAACATCAAAATGATGGACGGAAAAGTTACTCTTGATGAGGGGCAGTTCCTTAATTATATTGGTGTTAATGGTATTAAACTGAAGCTGATGATTGATCCGTCTAAAGATGGATATCCCAATACAATGCTTCATCCTGATGGTGGACTTGCAAGTTCATATATTTATGACATTTTTGATGTAGGTACTACTAATGGGGAATCGAATATAACCAGAGTTAGCGTTAAGGACGAAGAAGAATTTTTCGGTTATATTCCTGGGTTACGTGATCCGTTCTCACCCTATAATAAAAGAACAGATCCTAGAATGATGGCTACTTCGGTAGATGGTTATTCAGTTTATAAAGGCTTCATTGGTGGTATTAAAATCACTAACATGAAGAAAACTGCAAGGGCAATTCCTTCAATTCTACGATAATATCTAACAAATATCTGGAGGGGGTAATTCCCCTTCAGGTATTTTATTTATTAATTTAACTAGCAAATTATGATTTCAAAAGAAGAAGCATTACAGAAAGGGTATTTACAAAACAAAAAGGTTTATTTAAAACCAGTGCCTAGAGGTGGCAAAATGATTACTAGTCCTGCACATATAGCTTATTTTCAAGTAGAAGGTGCATCAAACTGGTTTCAATTGCCCAAAGGAGAAAGAGGAACATTAATCAATCCATTTACTTCTGATGAAGAACGTAAATTCTTTGAAGAACAATTGGATACTGATTTAAGTGTGCATAAGAAGAAAGATAATTATTGGCATACTTTCTTTGTGAAGGTAAAGAAAGATTATAATCTTATGCATAATGGATATGAATTTGATCTAACTGATGTTATGGATAATTTACGCTATAGGGTAACAAAATTGCAAAGTTTTGTAGCCCCTAGTTGGGAAGCACGCCATAGCAAGGGAGATTATAAATTTGCTCTAGTAGATGAAGGTTATGAAGATGCTAGAGAATTGGATACTACAAATAAATTAACAGAGGCTTATATGCTTTTTGGAGAGATTAGGAACTCCACTGTTAAAATGTCGGATGTCTTGGGTGTATACTTCATGGAAAAGAACGAAATGAAGTTAGTACCTAATGATGCGGACAAAGAGTTTTTACAGAAAGAATTGAGTAAAATTATACAGAATGAAACTGATCTATTCTTAAAGATACTCAGAGATCCAGAAAGTAAAATAAAGAACTTAATTTTAAAGAGTATTCAGGTTGGTGCCATAATTAAGGAGGCTAGAAATAAATATACATTACCCGGAGAAAATGTCTCCTATACATATTTAGAACTGGTATCTTACTTAAAAGGTGCCGAAGAAGTTAAAGCAGATATTTACTTAAAATTAACTGCACAAATAAAAATGCATAAATAGATATGACATTTGCTGAAATGCGTACCGAAGTTGAGGTACTATATGAATTTGTTAATAGTGCAAATGCACCTGGATTTACAGATGCTGAGTGGGGAACAATATTTACTGCCGCTCAAAGAAATGTAGTTTATAGAATATTAAACGAAGGAATAGCGGCTAATGCAAAGAATCAAATTGCTATTTCTTATTTAATTGAAACGCAGACTATTACTGATATTGAAACTACAACTTTTTATTTAAATAGTGGTGGAACTGCGGCATATACAATTGATGTAGATTTAGATGCCGATTCCTTTGTAGATGAAGAATTTTTTTGGATATTAGATGAATATGCCAGTTCTGCAACTTTATCTAGAATACGATTAAATAGAATTACATTTAATCATTATCAGAAAAATTTGGATAATCCATATGCACAACCAAGTACAATTGAAGGATTTTGGATTCTTTCTGTACA